CTGAGGAATCTAACCCAACAGTAAACCCATCTGTTCCTGTTGATCCTGTTGTAGAGTTAGTAAAGTGGATTAGTGCGTTTGTGCTATCGTTCTGATGAATGTGTAAGTCATACGCTGGCGAAGTCGTGCCAATTCCAACATTGCCGCCGTTGAAATAGCTGTCTCCAGAAGAGCTTATCTGTACTGTTCTTGTACCATCGCCTTTATGTATATTGATAAAACCTTGTACAGTACCTGTGCCAAGCTGAACTTTAGAACTACTTGCACCATCAGTGCCTTCCCATAAAATAAGCTGTGGGTCTGACCCTGCGATGGATAACTCAACGCTAGGCGTCGTCGTATTAATCCCAAGCCGCGATGCACTACTGTCCCAGAACAGGTTTTGCGAAGTGCCAGTGCTGTCGTAGAAGCTGATGTCGCCGCCCACATCAACAGTTATTTTATTGTGATTATCAATACCAAGTGAAGTAAGTGAACCACCTACATCAAGAATATTAAACGTACCAAAAGCAACTATATCAACAGTATCACCAGCAGCAGCACCTGAGGATAGAACTACACTAGTTCCGTTGGTGGCTGTAAAGTCAGTACCGTTAATTAGTTTCACACCGTTAAGGTAGACGTCTAAATATCCTGCATCATAAGTAGCAGCGAATGTAGTCTGTCCACCTGTAGCTGTGTAGGTTTGCCGTTGAGATGTGCCATTAACTGATGAACCAGCATTAACAAACCCAGACCCAGTGTAAACCTTCATTGTGTTAGTTGAGGTGTCAAACCACAGGTCACCTGTAGTTGGACTTGCTGGTGCTGAAGCACTTATAAAGTAAGTGTCGGCAAAAGCGTTTACATTAGTTAAGTTAGACGCAACAGTATTTACGTTAGCAATTGAACCACCAACACTGTTTACATTAGCAATGTTAGTAGCAACCGTACCTATATCTGTAGCATCAGCAGCGACAGCGTTAATGTTTGTAGTATTACCAGCAACTGTGTTGACGTTAGCAATATTATTGCCTACGTTATTAACATTGGTAATACCTACAGCTACTGTACCTACACTAGAAATATCACCAGCAACTGTATTGATGTTGGTAGCATTACTCGCTACGTTGTTAATGTTTGTAGCGTTACCTGCAACTGATGTAATATTAGACGAGTTAGCCGCTACGTTATTAACATTGGTAATGTTAGACGCAACTGTACCAATATCAGAAGCATCTGCTGCTACTGCTGAGACATTCGCTGAAATACCTGCAACAGTATTAACATTAGAAATGTTAGACGCTACTGTGGTAATATTAGCGTTGGCTCCTGCCACAGTTGAAACATTCCCAGAGATACCTGCGACAGTTGTGACATTGCCTGAGATGCCTGCAACAGTGTTGACGTTACCAATGTTAGTACCTACTGTGTTCACATTAGTAATAGCGTTGGCTACTGTCTCAATCTCAGATACAGCTTCATTTAAGTCATCAGCAGCAGTCTCAATCTCAGAGATAGCTTCGTTTAAGTCGTTGGCTACTGTTATGACATCTGCAATGTTGGTAGCTACTGTGTTGACACTAGCAATGTTAGTAGCAACTGTACCAATATCAGAAGCGTCTGCAACAACGGCAGCAATGTTAGCTGTGTTGTTAGCTACTGTAGTTACATTAGCAGCAATGCCTGCTACTGTATTTATGTTTGGTAGGTTTGTTGAGATGAATTGCTTATTTACAGCGTCTGTGTCTGCTACAGGATTAGCTACATTCTTAATGACTTTGCTCTGTGCATCCCACTTATCGTCTGAGCCAAGAGAAATAGCGTCATTAGCTCTGTCTGTTGCTTCCTGAGAAGCATGGAAGACCTGAATGTTTGCGTTATCCAAGTCTTCCTCAGTCAGTACTGAGCCTGATACGTAATCAACTGTACGTGCAGTCAGGTTAGTAGTACGCCTAACCTGTACAAGAGTGCTTGTAGCAGGGGCTGAAGTCAGTTGTACAGTGGAAGCAGAAGGAAAAGTAAGCCCTGTCTGCGCCACACCATCTACTGTTACACTAATTTCGCTAGTGCTTGTATATGTAAAGGGGATGGAAAACGTAGTTGTGACGCTATCCCCTGTATAGTTTTGATATGAAAGAGCCATTTCTTATCCTATTTATCTACTGTTGCGGCGTCTGCAAGTGCATTAAGTACCTGTCTCGCTCCGTAAAGTGAATTGAATGGTAAAATTCTTAGAAGACTTCGTAATTCAGTCTCTGATAAATCTTTATCACCAGACGTATATGCTTCCAATAAATCAGCAGTTCCCTTAATTCCACTACCTAATATAGAAACAAAGGCTGGGGTCATTGCTTTTGTATTGCCTTCTATAGTTCCTGTTGTTATTTGATAGATGTATCCAAACAAGGAGGCAGCACCAACTTGACTGAACGCCCCCAGTAAAATATTATCGAGAGCCATCCTTTTTTTCATGTAGTCTTCTTGGTCACTACGTCCCATTGAATTGAGGTAAGACCTACTCATATACATCATGCTTCCAATAAACATAGAAGCTAACATAATGCGAGATACTTGATAGTGATCCCCGTTTCCTGCACGAACACCAAGTCGCATTGCTTGTTGTTCCATTGAGGCCATAGGAAAAGAAAGAAACTGAAAGAACATCTTGCCTACTTCACTACGTACTAATGGATTTACAGAACCAGCGTTCATTTCTTGAACAAGTTGTGTAGCTTCTCTACGTGCAGTAGCAAAGAAAAATTCAGCAGCTTCTGGATCAGCTTTAGTTTTAGCTGTACCCTTAGACCACCTATCTACATTTAAGGCATCTAACGTACCGTCTGGTAGATAAGTAGCATGTTCATCTATCTGTATCTTAATCCGTTGAGCCATTTCATCTGAGATGCCTAGCTGTTCTCGCTTAATAGCAGAGAAAGGAATTACTCCCTTCTGTGTTTTATAAGCCCATTCTGAAGCATAATTAAATACTACGACTCTACGTAATATATCTGTTACACCCCGTAAGCCAGACCACTTAGCTACAAATTCCCGTGCCTTTCCTAGATGTACATCTAACTGTGTACGCTGACCAGCAATAGCGACGCTTTCAGTGACATCTCCATCTTCTCTTGTTCTTATAGGTGTAACTTTAGAGGTAAGACCATCACTTCCAACTCCAGTGCCTGCTGCTAGTTCCCGCATGAGTTTGCGATCAAATTCTCCGTTCTGTCCTCTACGTATCATTTTACCATACATAGGTACTGTTTTTATAAGAGTATCTAGAGAATACTCAAATAATCCGTTGGAAATCTCCATTATAGCTGACATGCCTGCCATACCCATAATAGCGATGAACCCAAATTCTCTGCCTCTAGCCATCCATCTTTTTGTTTTTCTACTCATGGGCTGACCAGCGATTGTAGCTCCTGTATATGCCCAATCCCCTCTTACAGACTCATACATATATCGTATTGCATTACGTTCTGCATCTGTAGCTTTTGTCATCTTGGAGAAAATAGTTTCAAAACTAGAGCCAGGATTATTGGTATTAATACCATTACGAGCAAGAGCTATAGCACCACTAAGTTGAAATACATAGTTATCAAAAAGCGCCATTGCGTTTTGTTCTAGTAGATCATTAAAAGCCAGAGTAAATAAATTGCCGTCGGAGTCCTCAATAGTAACCTCGGTCATTTCATCTAGGATCATACGAGGCCTAGAACGAGGATGCCCCTTAACTTTAGCATCTCTTGTAAGAACCTCTAGCATAACGTCTATCTGATCGGCCCTAAAGAGCGGCGTTCCATCGATGTTTACTTCTGCCTCCATCATTTTGGCAAAGGTTTCTACATCGATGTTACCATCAAGTAGTTTAAACTTAGCATTATCAGCAAAGCGGGGATTTACTACACCTTGCATATACCCACGTGCCATTCTTTTAATGAAAGCCTGCACAGCCTCGTTGGTTGAAGTTAGTCCTTTTCTCTTTAAAGCAGCCGCTACATTCTCTTCAAGATCAGGCTGACCTCTACGAATAGCCTCTTCACCTAAAATAAACCAGCCCTCGTTTAGAGTGCCATCTGGATTATCTCTAAGACGTGTTTGACGTAGCGTAAATACGTAATCTTCATCAAAGATACGTGGTAGATAATTAGCAATTTTTGTTACTGTGTCTCTAGTAAAACCTGCTGCATTACTTTTCTGAGCAAGTTCACGGATTTTATCCATTTCCTTTCGCAAAGTTTCCGCAGCTTTTTTTACAGCAGGGGGAAACTGTCGGGTTGACCCCCTCATAAACATGGCTACGGCTGTAAAAAAATCTTCATTCTCTATTCCTGACTCTTCTAATGCCTGTCTTACAGGATTAGCAACAGCATATCTATGGATCATTTGAAGCCCATCGCGCTGTTCAATAGCACCGTAAGCTACTGGTCTCATCTTTCCATCAGGTCCAGGGATATTACCGGAACTGTTCTGTCCTAACCTATCAGCTAATAATCTAGCTACATCGTCTTCAGACTTATAAGCGTTTACAAAGGCTGAGATAATTCCTCTAAAACCAAGGAGACCACCACGTTGTTTAGCAGTATCTTCTGCAATTTCTTCTGGCGTCATTTGTGAAATGTCTTTACGAGTAAGACCAGAGCCTTCAACTGCTTCTACTATGTCTTCTACGTCAAACTCTCCACTATCGTGTGCCTCTTGCATCAGTCTTTCTGTTAGAACGTCATCATCATTCTGACGTAACAGTGTTGTCTCATACTCTGAAAGCACCTCGCCGCTAGCTTGTTTAAGTTTGGCGCGTTGTATCATTGCCCTCTTGGTAAATACTTGTCCAAGTTTTGTAAAGGCCAGCGATCCACCTGCTCCAATACTAGCAGCTAAAATAACATCTCCTCCAGTTATATCATATTTAGCTTGCGCCCTAAGATATTCTAGACCACCTAATTCTGCGCCTCCAATTCCCATAGCAGCCGCTAGATATTTCTTGTTATCTTTAAACCTGCCAAACATACGAGCAGCTTTTACACCAGCAGCCGCAGCAGGAGCAGTTATAGGAGCAAACTGAGGAGCGGCAGCAGCTACTGCGGCAGCAGTCTGTGTCATAATAACCAAGTCAGCGGGGTCCATTGAGTCGGACAGTAGCATAGCTCCTGCACCACGTAGTCCTGCCTGTGCCAGTGCTTCATTAGTAGTAATAGACCTACGAACTTCAGATGCAATAGCACGTGCGTAAGTAGGTCCCTTTTTTTCTAGCGCATCAAGGATACGTTTTACTGCGTCCTGATCCGTAATGCCATAGGTCAACTCATTGATAATCTCTGCTGAGATTGGTTCGTCTTGAATTGGTGTAGGACGATCAAGAAGTTTAATGACTGAAGGAACAGTCCCAGCATCAAGCTGCCGCATCTTTACTAAGTCCCAGAAGCCTTGGCTTTCTGCCTCTTCCTCGACTTTGCGCTGTGCGCGTCTGATCTGTAGGTTACTAACAATGTTAGTTATAGGTGATGGTTCAGGACCACCAAACCCCAACTTACTTAGTTCCCTTTGAAATATTTCTTCAGCCATTGTATATCCTTATGATTTAATTAGCTGTTGTTATTTTGCTCGATACCCTAACAAATAATTCTGTAGCTTTCCAAAGAAAGTCATATCTCTTTGAACAGCTTTTAAAGCATCAGGATTAATCTTTTGGACATTACTAATCCTCCTTATGCCTGCTATGTTAGCTACAGTATTGTTTTGAACATTCACTTGGTCTTTCTGATTTCCGCCTAAGAGCTTAAAGGTTTTACCACCATCATGCTCCACGAAGAAACCTGCATGCCATTGTGTCTTTCCATTTTGTAGTCGAGTTTTCATAACAACAAGATCACCTGGCTGTGCCTTATCTATAGATATACCTCTACCAAGTTTAAGATATGAACTAGCTCTAAGAGCATCATACCTCTGAGGAGAAGCAAGGCCTAAGCTACTTAGAACATGTCCAGCAAAAGCAGCACACCAAGCGTTACTATCTAACTGCATATCGCTAGGATTTTTAACTCGGCCTTTAACAGCCCTGTTCATAAAGCCTGCAATAGTCTTCTGGTGGTCTGGGTCTTTCTCACTTAGTCCTAAGTATTTATTATTAAGCACAAACTCTAGTGGATTTGTAGCTGCACTTTGAACAGCTTCATTAGCTTTACCTTGTAGTTCTGCTGACTCAGCGTCACTACCAAATAGAACTTTACCAATAGCAGTTCCTATACTACGAATCCAACTACTAGATCCTTGATCTGTAACAACAGTCTCAGACAAGGCTTCCTTGTTTAGCTCAATATTTCTTTGTATTCTCTCAGCTTGTCTAACTTCAGCATTAGCTATTTTTCTTTGAGGTACAGATAGAGGAGCAGGGCCACCTAATTCTTCTGGTCTTACAGGAGGATAGGGTATACCATTATCCCCTATAGCCCTCTGCATAGTGGCTACAAAAGCATCATCGCTAGGCGGCACAGTCGCAAGACTATAGAAACTATCAACAGCCTGCTCTGGTTGTCCTATTACGAAAGTTCCCTCTTCTACAGCCTTCAAGGCTTGCTGAAGTACTTGGTCTTTCATGCTCTGAATTTTGTTCTGATTGTAATCAAAGATATTTATAGTAGCTATCGGGGCCACCAGCGAACTTGCTTGTGACTCTCCTTTAGGTTTGGCAAATATAGTTATCTGATTTGGATTAGCAGCCTGTCTTACGAAAACATCAAAATTACCAACAGGTGTACCCCCACCAAATGTAGAAGCTCCTTCAACTGTGTCTTTTGTGCCTACTATGTTATTAATAATAGACCGTGTAACAGGATGATACCTAAGCTCTTTAATGTCCTCTTCCATTTGTTCAACACTGCCAGGATTATTAAGAGCATTGTGTTCAATACGAAGAGCAGTAACCGTGCCATCCCCATTTTCCAAATACTTATAGTCGCTTGACACCTCTTCCAAGGCTAGCAACTTAGCTTCTTCTTCGTTATCAGCCGTCCCTGTTTGTAACAGTGCTTCTGCTATAGAAGCTACGTCCTCTTCCATCATATAAAGATTAGTTGCTCTAGCCGCTTTTTTTGTCCAAGCAAGGTCCCTATTTATAAGAGGCACACTACTATCTAAATATTTTTTTAGTTCGTCTTTTTCTATTTTAACATTGCGGTTTTTATATAGTGGACCCTGTACATTATTAGCTGCTGTTTCAAAAGGCATCTTAGCCTTTTTGACCATTATGTTTAACAGCTTAAACCTAATGCCATCATCACCCTTAAATACTATTGGTGATATTTTTCCTGCTGTATAAGCATCTGCTTTTGATACCTCCGCATACATTTCTTTAAGCGCCTGCACTCTTTCTGGATAGTTTACTAAATCTCCTTGTGAAAGAAAGCGTACAGCGTTTCCTACCAACCTCTTAATTTCAGGAGGAACAATGCCAAAGGTAGAGTAAAAAGCATATCTGTTAGAAGTTATTGCTGTTTTTCTGGCTTCTTTAATATTGGCAGGAAGAGAAGGATTGTTATCAATCATCTCTACTTGTCTGTCATGTGCCGCATCAATGTAAGGAGAATAATCTTGAGGAGTGATATTAATGTCATCTCCTGTAGGTACTGTCATTGTCCCCAGTGCTAGATTGCCAAAGGTTCCAGAATTAAAATTATCAAGCGTACTTTGACCAATTAGTTTTGTTTTGTACTGTTTTGTTAATTCTTTTTTATTTTGTTCAGCTTGTGTTTTAATAGCTTTTTCAATTATAGCGCGTTGCTTTGTGCGTTTGCCTACAAGCCACTGAGGAGGCTGCCCCTTAGGACTAGACAGAGGAGATTTAAACCAGTCAACTAAAGCATTGTCAGCGTTATATGGAGCAATATCTACACCATGTTGCCACAGAGTGTCTAGAACCTCCGCATGATTTCCACCATTTGCGTTTACATGCCTAAGATATTTTTGATTTACTATCTCCACACGTTTTTCTGTGGGAACATCTTTAGTTGTCTCTAAAATAATATTAAACGCTTCTTTGAGACCGTTTACTCTCTCCGCCTTTTTTACAGCCTCTTTACCAGGTAGATAAACATTAGCGAGAAATTGATTATTATGTTTCTTCATCTCGTTCTTAAAGGTTTGAACGAGTAATTCGTCTACGCCTTCGCGTTCTAATGCTTCAACATTTTCATCGACATATGTTTGACGTATAGCTAGAATTTTTTCAGCAGCCGTACCGTCTACATCATCTCTTAAATTGAGATATTCTTCTTGGTTTCTTAACCAATCTTTATTTAGGTTAAAGCCAACCTGAAGCGCATATGTATCTAAATCATTGAGTTGGTTGAGAAACCTACCATCTTCAATTTTCTTTTCACGCTCTAGAATTTTTTGTAGTTTTTGCTTACTAGCTGTTTCAACAACAGGAGCAATAGCAGATATAAAATCACTTAAAGCTCCAGGCTCAGACCGCACCTGCTCTGGTCTTACATATGTTTCTACTGGACTAGCAGTAGGG